CGTTCCAAACTTTGAGGGTCTTTAGTGCCTTAACCAATTCTTCAGTTAATGGAGTCCACAATTATATGCCCTCCTTTCTAATCAGCTAATCGGTAGTCCTCTGGTACAAACATAACTAATGGTTCATCAGAAAACATCACATCAAGGATTCTATTTTCTGGTGTTAACTTTATAGTTTTGTTACTAGTATTTACAAAGTTAACAAAGCTATATGTCCCTCTATTAGTGATATAAATCTGTACATCTGGATTAACCCCTCGTTGGGTCACTGCAACCGAACGTCCATGATGTGCCCCGATACAAACCCATTTTGGTTGTTTTGGATGTAATATCCAGAACTTAGCCCTTCGGACAAGTTGTTCCCTTATAAAGCCAGCCATTATATCATCTCCTAAAAATATAAGATAAGCCATCCGAAGATGGCTTACCTGATTAAATCATTTCAATGAAGCGTAATACTTCTTCCGATATAATATCAGAGTTTACCTTAATTTCATCGCCCTCTTGTTTAGGTGCTTCGAAGTCATAGGTAGTAAACTTGTTATTTAGTATGGTGGCAATAAGCTTTGTGATGATGTTGCTATCCATGATATTGAAGATAGTGTTCGGGAACTTGTTTTCGATAATGACCTTATACTTGTCACTCTCGATAATCTTTAAAAGATTCTTCTTGTTGAGTGATTTCTTTTCATTTACCGTCTCAATTCTACCAGTGAGAATCTTTTGAAGGTAAATGAAGTTGTTCTTTTCAAGTATCTTTTTCATTAACACCAGCAGTGTAACATATTCTTTGACGTTACAGTTGTAAAGACTGATAGCACTACCAAAGTACTTTGAGAAGAACAAGAACATCATATTCTTCTGCAAGCGGTTAAGAGCGAAGTCCTTAATGTAATACCGTAATTCATCTTCGGATATCTTTATACCGTACTTACGAATAATGTGTTTGATAGTTACCTTGATATTAACCTTGTTGATAATAATCTCAGATTCATTGATACGTGCTGTATTGATTGCAAGTTTATCAAAATCTGAAAGTCCGTTATTCTCCGTTTCAGTCAAGTTTAATGGCTTGAAGTTAATTGGGAAATTATAACGGAATGAGTATTCGATATTGTTGTTGATGAATACATGATTCAATGAGATAACATTCCTGTCAAAGGCATACTTCGGAATAATATCAACAATCAATTTCTTCACAAGGTTATTGGTTAACTGCTCAATACTATAACCCATTACCTCACAGTAATACCAGAATGTTCTATCAGAGTATCTTGTTACGATAACCCTTGAATAAACAGACTCATATAACTTGTTGATTATATCGACATTTGGAGAGAAGATATCGAATAGAGGATCGAAAGCCATTAAGAGATATTCCCCTAAGTCCTCTTGTGTGCTCGGATTATAGTATACATAATGTAAAACCAACGGTATAACAAACTTCATTCCAACGCTAATTTTGAGGAGTATCTTGCTATGATTATCTGTGAACTGTAAACCTTCATTGAACTTCTTTAGCTGTTTGCTATCAAGGTCAAATTGGTAGTTCTTCTCTACGTAGTCATCCACTGCACTGATAAATTCTTTGGTGATTAGCGTTGAATAAAGTTCCTTAATGAAACCCTCATCATCATAAGCCTTCTTGTCAATCTTGTACTTTACAGCAAGATAGTTCATCATGAACTCATTGTTAGTATCATACTTCAGAATGTCATTATTACTTGTGATGACATCATCCATAATGTTACAATAAGTCCGTTTTTTATTGATATGAAATTTGTTGAGGAACGAAATGTCCTTCGCAAAGATCTTATCAAAAGGTACTTCCACCGTGTTCTTTTCCTTTGCCCTCTTAAAATAATCTTTTACAGGTGTCTCTTTCTTTTTCTTCACCATACCTAGTATTGTCCTCCCCACTAACAAGTATAACTCCTCAGTGATATAATATATATTTATTTAGTCTTTTTCTTTTTCGGGATAGGTTTCTTGGTGGTTGTTGTCTTCTTAGTAGCAGACTTCCCTTTCTGCTTCTTGTTGGATTTAAATAAATTATACTCTTTAAGCTTGTCTTCCTGAGATGCAACCATCTTCATAATACGCCCTTGGTTGTATAAGAATACATTAGCATCTAGGTCAAACTTATTAGTTAGACCCAACTGTCTAATATACATACAAGCATAGTAACAGGATTTCTCGAATCCATATACCTCAACAGGGTTTCTTACTTTTGGAGCATCCTTGATTGCCGCTGGACTACACTTTGGTTTCATGAATTTCGCTAAGATGTCATTCTTATTTAGTACATAGGTGTAGGTGAATGTGAAGTTAGGACTATTACTAAATAGGCTTAGAGTATACCTATTCAGTGTCCTATCCTTCTCATACTCCTTTTCTTTTGGAGTGAATAAAATTACAACATCATACATGAAGTTGTCGTGGGTTTCAGAAGGTATCTTGAAAACGAAGATGTACTCTTTGGATTTCTTGAAAACCTTAAATTCAAATCCTTTATGTTTGCCTAGCATTCTGGCATACCTAGCTTCTAAATCCTCGATAATACGTGCTCTACTAGACATATAAGCTGTATGTTTACCAGTTGGATTAGTCAGTAAGCTATGTAGAGTCAATGTTATTGGTTCTTCTTGAACCAGATCCTCATTAATTACTCCACTATCATCTGCCATCTTCACACCTCCACAAAAATGTCACACCCCATATTATAACATGTTTCCTCAAATTTTGCTAGTGTAAAAATTTTCCTAAGAAAAATTTACATACCCATCCAAAATTTTGTCAAGTATCAATAGGGATGTTGAAACTTGTTTTACATTTAAAAGAGCCAGTAAGAGTCCATGACTCCTACTGACACTTGGAATTAACCTCTTGTGTTCATCTTAATGAACTGGTTACTTGTAACAAGCAAACCAATTATTGAGATAGCACTCTTGAGGATTTCGATATCTGTTTCTGCAGAGTTAATGATGTTGGTTTCATCCATCGATTCAAGAACTCCACGCTTTAGATTAAACATAGACTTATTGGTGATACAAGTTGTTGCAATTGCAGTACTCTTATTGATATCATTATAAGCATTTTCAAGAACACAAATAAATGATTGTAAGAATGCTACATTGATGGCATCAAGGGTATCTCTCACTAGGTCTTGATTGGTAAATCTAAAGTCTTCTTCAATAGAAGTTCTAGAGTTAGGGTCATTCAGAATAGTAGGAATGATTAAGTTACCACCAGGAATATAACCATGTTGTAATGCAGAACGGCAAGCAAACACAGCGTCTTCTAGTAGGTACTTATCAGTATCCTTAGCATCTTCTGATGCACCACCTACATAAAGAACTGCCATTGAATTCTTTAATGAAGCCATACGCTTACGAAGGTTATATACTTCAACGTCCATTTCAATATGAGCCTCTGTACGGTTAATAGTATCTAACTCTTCTTCAAGTTTCTCAATGCGAGCCTGAATGGTCTCTTGGTCTCCCATACCTTCAATGAAACGAGTAAATGTATCAGTAGAGATTACTTTCTTACAACGTCCTAGACGCTCTTCAACATCGAAAGTAGCTTTATTTAATACTTCACCGTCACCCTTACGGTAAGCTTTTCCACCTAGAGCAATCTCTAAGTCACGGAGACGTTCTTTATTCTTCTTATTATCCATAGAGATCTCAACAGCAAGCATTGGAATAGGGCTTTGCTTATTAAGGTTAATATGGAAGAAAGTAGCGGCGGCATTATCATAACCTTTGGCAACAAATACTAGAGATTCACCTTGACGACCACAAAGGTCACCTGCTAAATCAGCAATGAATGGTAGATCTTTCTCAGTAATGAAATCATCACATAAGAAGACATAAGGTGTATGGAACATACAAGTCTTATCGTCCTTTTGATTTACCATTACATCAAGGAGCATACCACGAGGTAACTCAAATCCATTGGTTACTTCATAGTAAGTTTCCTCACCTTTAGCTTTCTCAAGGTTAATGAAACCATACTTACCTACTTGACGGAAAATATCGGTAACAAGTTTACCATAATTTAAGTCATTATTAGTAGATACAGCCGCAATAGATTCTAGTTCGTGCATGTCATCACTAATAGGTTTTGCATTAGCCTTAACAGCTGTTGCAATAACATCAGCGATCTCATTTAATAGACCTAGTAAATCCTTCGCAGGAATGTTATAATGGGTCATTAACTCACTGAGTGACTTATAGAGTGAATTGGCAATAATGATAGAAGATGTACTTCCATCACCAACCTTACGAACAAGGTTTCTACTAATTTTCTTAACTAGGTCAAGAATAGTACGTGCCTCTTCTTCCTCTATAAAAATCCGCTTAAGGAGGGAATATCCATCTTTAGTAATCTGATGCTGTAACATTCTATCCTGTATAATAGTCGTTGAACCGTAAGGTCCAAGAGTATTTTTCAATGTATCGGAGAGAAACTGAAGGGTTTCTGACATAATACCCTTTAAGTCCTCATTACTTACTATATTGGTTTTTAGTGACACTCTTAATCTCCCCTTTAGTGAGTTTAATATCATGTATCTCTAGGCAGATTTTATTGTCTTTTTTATTGTACGTAAATGTACATTTGGCTTGCCCGTGCCTATTCTTTATTGTATCTAATTTTTTGTTGAGCATTTTAGAGATAGCTTCATTGTTCTTACCTTCAACCCTAAAGATTAGCTTTTCCATTCTTGCATCTGATGAAGAATTCTCCTCAGAATAGCAAAAGGAAGGGAAGATTACGATACTCTCATAATTCTTCCCTAGAGCCTTTAGGAATGTATAAAAGAAATCTATATTATGGAAGTAGAACATGATTCCATCTAGAAAATTCTGAGTGGTTAAGTCTGGTTTACCCTCAATCTCGACTAGATCATTGTAATATTGAATCTTGTCCACTTTAAGTCCTCCTTTAGGAAGACCGTTCCCCACACGCTTTAAACTTTTTTGAGATTCTTTTCCAACCTTCTAGCGGCTTCTTCTGCCTTGTTACGTTTTTCAATCGCCTTCAACCTCGCATTGATAAGTGCATTAAGCTCAGGGATATCAAGTTCTTTTATCTCTGTCAGGGATAACTCCCCGTTAAATAGATGAAGAACTGACTCTACGTATTCGAAGTAGCCTTCTGATCTACGCTTTCTCTCCTTCCCTGTCTTATCACGGTAAAAAGCACGTCTTCCATGCTCATTGGCACTTCCTTAATCTCATGACCACAAGATGGACAAGCGATGTTTTTAATAGAGTACTCAATGCGATATCTATCAGTAAACTTATTGATTTCATCGGCAATTTGAAGACCATCGTAGTAAGGTAGGTTGGAAATAAGGTCAATCATTCTAGCCTTATCACGGATAGGAATGAAAGTCAATTTACCAGTACGTTGGAAGCTAACTACATCTGGAACAAGAATTTCTTTAATGAATAAAGTGATACCTAGGGTAGTGGAATATTCTTCAGCAAACTGTTCGTTTACGTTAGAAAGGATTCCTTCAAGGTAATCAAAGATAGACGGAATGTGGATGTCGAAAACAATCTTAGATTCATCAACAGATACACGCTTAGTTGTATGAACGTGGGAGTTTTGAACCAACTCTTTAGCGTTCTTAACGTTAGCGATAATCTCATTGATTTTAGAATAGATTTCAGCTTCCTGACCACGAGTTTCGATAAGAGTGCTATTATTAACAACAGCATCGAATGGGTGGTTACAATCAGGTTTAGGGCAACGAAGACTATACTTATTCTCATAAGGGAAAGTCTGGCAATAAGCACCGTAAAGTAAAGTTTCAACATCAAAGTATGAAGTTACCTTCATCCATGTAGCGAAATCCATCTTACCAACGGAAGTGTTCTCGATATGAGTCCAGATAGCTTTATATAGACGTTTCTTATAGTTATAGAAGTCTACGTTAGCATCACTGATATTTTGGATTTCTTGGTTCTTAAGAGCAGATATCTCAGCAGAGTAAGCAGATTGACAAGCAACAACTTGCATAACTTTCTTATTCTGAAGGATAACACTCTCGTTTTGAATGATATCGAACTCGGAGGCACCGTTATTAATTTCGATATTATTCAAGTCAATAGTAATACCTGCGAGCACTGATTCAGGAGCAACTTCAACTTCTTCTCTTAATGTCTGGGACAATGCTTGGAAAGTCTCAGATACAAAAGGAGCTTGTGGAGCAACTGGTGAAACTGGTAGTTGGGCAACTGGTTCAGGTTGCACTACCTCTTGAACAACAGGAGTTGGGATAACCTCTGGTTGTGGTTGAACTGGTGCTGTTACCTGTGGGATTCTATCACCCATAGCGGCTTCGAGGTCAGCACTAAGTCTAGCTTTTAAAAGTTCGTTATTAGCTTCAGTCATTTTGGACACCTCTTAAAATAGTATTTTTGATATCACATTTCCATTATTTCTTCTGAAAAAGATAAAGAAGTTTTGAACAGAATCCAAATCAGTAGCTAGACCAAAGCCTATACCTAGATTTTTCATCTGTGAATTGGGGTCTGTAAAAACCCTAACAGCAACTTGAGCTATATGAGTTGTTGGAACAAACCGTTCTACCTGTTCCAGAATATGTTCCTGTATCTTCATCAACTCATCATCATGGAGTAATTCAAATTCGTATTGTTTGATGTTTACACCCATTTCAGGGGTATCTGGATAGGTTCCAGGAACTGTAAGACAAAGATTAAGAATTAATTGAGCTAACGCTCTTAAATCCTTCTTAAATGAAGGTTTTTTAAAGTTATCAAATTCTAACTCTAATTCATTCTTAAGTTCTTCATCTTTAAATACTTCATTTATCTTTTCCTTTCTAAAAAAATCATCCATCTAAAACACCCCTTTTTCCCCTATAAAGAATTTTATATAGATGTTTTAATATTGGATTCTATGAGATTTAATTATTAGTTAGTGTTATTTTTAAAAACAAAAATGTATCCTAATAACAAATTATTAAGAACTATGAATTATTCTTATAAAGAAGGTGAGATAATGAAAACTTTCAAATGCCCACATTGTTCCAAAAAGTATGTGGAAAAGGAATCGTTGTATAGCCACATAGAGAAAGCTCACCCAAATGCTATTCCAGAGGGTACGTCAGTTGCCCAACATTACTTCAATATAAAGAACAAGAAGACACATGGTAGCTGTGTTATTTGTGGTGGAGAAACTAAATGGGATGAAGCAACAGAGCGGTATGAACGTTTTGATAAAGAAATCTGTAGGGAGACTTATAGAGAAGAGTTTAAAAAGAGAATGATAGACAAGTATGGTAAAACACACCTACTCGATAGTCCTGACCAGCAGAAGAAAATGCTCCAGAATAGAAGTATCAGTGGTGTTTATACTTGGTCTGATGGAAAGACTAAAACTTCATTTACAGGTTCTTATGAGGAAGATTTCCTGAAGTTCTTAGACTTATTCCTTTATTTCAACCCTACTGATGTAATGGCTCCTGCCCCTCAAGTATTCTATTACAATGATGAGGACGGGACTAAGCGTTTCTATATACCTGATTTTTATATACCTTCTATCAATACTCTTGTAGAAGTTAAAGATGGCGGAGATAATCCAAATAATCATCATAATCGTCAGGAGATAGATGCTCGTAAAGAGAAAATTAAGGATGATATTATGCGTAACCAGAAACAGTATAACTATGTTAAGGTTACGGATAAGAACTATTCAATCTTCCTCAATTTCCTAATGAACCTGAAGAACCATTATGCTGATGCTGAAAAGCAGGAATCTTTCCCAATTATCAGTATTGAAGAATCCTTTAGTCTTGTAGAGGATTTAATCCTAGCTGATGAAAATACCGTAGGTGCTATACCTCCTATCACTGGTCCAAATGCTCGTCATAACAACTATGATGAGAGACTTAGACGTTTAAAAGAGAGACGTGAGGAAGAACCCCAAGGTATCTATTGGCAGGACTTCAATGAATCTAATATGATTATTAAATTTGGTGGGGAAACCGATAAACTGAAGGCACATGAAAATCTCACTAATATGTATGGGCATAGTGGTTGGCTACTTGCCAGAAATGATATTAGTGATGAGGCAGTGGAGACTACTAAGGGAGTAATAAGACAGCGACAGAAGATGGATACTTTAGTAAAGGATACTAAGGCATTATCTGAAAGTGCTAATACACATATGGAGATATATCATTTAAGCGAGAGTGATTTAGATGGTAAAACTCTTCAACCACGTATACCAAGTAACTATATGACGAAGAATGGCTTCGAGGAGAGTAAAACAGCGAGAGTGTCATTTGCAAAGGATATAGATGGTTGCCTACGTGGTATGAGTATGAATCTTGAAGGTAAGGAACTATATGTCCATGTACCTGAATCCCATGTTAGTACCAAAAGTATTACTAATCATGATGTACCAGATGCCAGTCTAACTGGTGAGGTCTGGGTAACAGAACCAGTTACCCTAAAGAATATTGGTAAGATTAAGATTGGTAGGGCAAAGGATAAAGCATTACCATACACATTTGGTGGTAACAACAGTGCTGAGTTGTATGATTGGAACTGGGTATGGGAACATAAGAATATGTCTGAATCAGAAATTAACTATGATGGTGTCAATAATATTGAGAGACCAGACCCTAAACTAATTCACCTTAAAGAATTGGATGAATTATTGGATAGTGCCAGAAAAGTCTGGATTGGAACTGATTATCATTTATGGAATGGACATAAGGATAAACCACAGGGTGCGGATGAGAAACTGATTCAGAATCAGATTGAATTGGTAAAGGATGATGATGTATTCATCTACCTAGGTGACTTAGTAGATGATACATGGACTGATAAACTTAAGATGAGAAAGGCTTATCGTTCACTTAAAGGTAGAAAGATTCTTATCTTGGGAAATAATGATATCTTTGATGAACAAGTTTATCGTGATTGTGGCTTTGAATATGTACTGGAATCATTCAAATATAAGAATATTCTTTTCAGTCACTTCCCTACCGACCTTAAGGAATCTGGTGCTGAGATAAACATTCATGGTCATTTACATTGGAGTGGGGATTACTTTGAATATCCTTATCAGAACCATGCTGATGTTTATTCAATCCACTTTGGCTGTAAACCAGTTACCCTAGACTTTGTTCTAAAGAAATTGGGAGAAGGATATTTCACACCTAAAGTACGTCATGATGCCCCTACCAAGTCTGAGGAGACATTATTCCATGAAGCTATGTCATTATTAGTTTCATTAGAAGATGATGAAACTCTATTAGAATCGACTGTTCAGATAGATGCTGATGGTAACTTACTATTGAACCTTCGTGAGAAGAGTGACTTTATGGCTAGATATAATACTAGCCATAGATTACTTAAGATATATATGGAAACAGAGAATGTAGAAGGTGTTAAGCACGAACTATGTAAACTCTGGTACATGTATCAAATCATTGAGAGATTTTACGGTAAAGGTCAGGGAGTCAATCTAGCAGTTCCAGGTGCTACGAAGAGACAACAGGAAGCTCTCAAGGCTAAGGCATTTATTCTTAATGACTTCACTAATGGTCTGAGATGGATCAATAAGAGAGAACCTGACTTTAACTTCGATGCCTATTTTGCACAAACCCCATATAATACGGATGTTATTAAAGTTGACGAACAAAAGATTAAGGGAGTCAAGAAGTTAATCAACGCCTTGTTATTATAGGAGGGTTTTTATGGGTAAGGGTATAGTTAAAGAGCATATTATGAGAAGGACTTTCACAGAGGATTATACCGTTCCTTCACATGTTGATAGGTCTGAGTCACCAGAATTTAAACAAGCTAAGAAAAGGTTAATGGAAGAGGGGCATGATGAATGCTTTATCTGTGGATCTAAAGAAGACCTACAGATTCATCACTTTCTAGCAGAATGGTCTATGGAGAATTCAGTGGACTTTTCCAAATTGAGAAGATTAACCCTATTATTTGATATCTACGGTTACGGTAAGAAGTTAAAGAATACACCAGTAACCACGATTGATGATATTAGAAACTGTATGGTTCTATGTAGGACACACCACACTGGTACTTATACAGGGGTTCATAATCTAACCTTTACTGTCTGGTTGTTACAGTTACTCGGAAAAGACGGAATTGAAATAGTTAATGACGTAGATGGAGAATAGGCATAATTGCCTATTCTCCCTTTTCTATGTTCCCCGTAACAAATGACATTTCAATACTATATTATATCTATAGAATGAGAATAATTAATAGAAAGAGGCTATAAAAGTGAAGAAAAGGTTTGAACTAATTCAGGGTAATAGAGAAATACCTACAGACCCTAAGATATGGTTCGTTGATGAAAAAGTTTTCTGTGTTCCAAAGATGGATGAAGGCGATAAAGACATCATGATAAGTATGAAAATCAAGACAATGGAAAAGATTATGAAGGATAATATTGACATTAACAGGATACGTGCGTTGTTCTTTGATGAAGAGGTGTTCAATGGTTATGAGGATTATGAGTTACATACAGCATCGGCAGTTGACGAACATATAGGAAAAGTTGTAATATTTGAGTTTATGCTTACTGAAGATGATATAGTTATTGATGTACTTGATTTATTGGATTACAAGGTGTTTCAAAAAATAATAGTTAAAGAAAGATAAAAGGGAGAGAATTAACTAGTATGGCACAGATGAAGATTGACCTTAAAGAAGTATTTATGGTTATGAGTGACCATGAGCAACAGAGGTTGGTTGAGAGGAATATTAAATCTCGTAAAGTAGCACAAGTTATTATGTCAGTATTACCTGAGATTTACAAGATTGGTTTTGGAAAGACTATTGGTATTCACTTTGAAGGTACTGATAAAGGTATCGTTATTGCTACAAAGCGTTCTGCTGACTTCAGTAAGAAGATGGATATTATTGTTGTAACTGCTTTGGATAAAGAGAAACAAGATAAGGTTTATTTTAATGATGTTAATATTGTATTGCAGTCATTGGTTGCTTAATTAACTAGTATAGGAGGAAGAGAAAATGGTTGAAATGGAATTAGTAAGCGAAAAAGTTGTTGAAGCGGAGATTGGGGAGTTCAAGAAGCAATATATAGGATGCAGACCTGTCAAAGAAGAAGATGACATGAAGACTGGGTTCTATAAAGTAATAGATAAGGATACTGAAGAAGCATCGTTCTATTACAATGAGGTAACTGAAACGCATCATTTAGGTTTTGAATGCCACCCTAGACCCGTTGTTGGGTTTAAGGTAGGCTAAAGAAGTCTGTTTTATCAGGCTTCTTTTTTTTTCTAAGTTCCGAAATTTAACTCAAAATTCAATCATATATTATAAGCATGAAAGGAGTTGAAAAACAAAT